AGAAAAAATCTTCTCAAAATTGATACCGAAAGAATGGAAGGGCAGAACCTGCAAACATTTAAGCCCTAAATGAAAATGGTTAAGTAATTCAGAGGCGAATGGCATGGGGATAAAGAGATCCCACTAATTGAAGATGCTTTAAAGGAAACTCACAATATACGATTTGATAGAACCCACAGCACTCATGGAGATGTATTCGCAGAACTAAAAGGGATTAAGATAGAACCCTTGGCTCCAGAGGTAATGGCTACAGTAGGTAATCCATATGGAGCAAGAGGGTCAAGAGTTAATGCGAGAACGGGCAAAGTTCAATGGATTTTATGAAAAAAGGCATTGTCATAGGTACAAGTGAATATACGAAAGATTTTCTAAAGGATTGTTTGGATTCTTTGCAGGAAACCCCTTATGATGTTTTGGTGGTCAGTAATGGGGGATACAAGCCAAACTTTGATGCCTATGAACACTATCGGCCAGAAGGAAAAGAGTATAAATTAATTGTAAATGACTGGAATGGCTGGGAACCGGCAGTGATCATGGAAGCAAAGAAACATTTTGATGAGTTTGTGCATTTAATGGACACCACCGTAGTTAAGGATATAAATTTGTTTGATAAGCTATTTGCCTTAGAAGGTAACGTAGTACTTACCAAGGGGAATTTTCACTATATGGGCAAGTTCGTTAGCAGTTTATTACCGACACTGCCAAAGATATTCAACAAGGATGTGGCGATTATGGTGGAAACGAGATGGTTACCACAGCCATATACTGAGTTCACGCCAGATCTACCCGTGCATACGAATGTGTTTGAAACCGTGCATGGCCAGAACCGGATGTTATTGGAGAACGATTATATGAAAAAATGGAAGGGGACTTTTATTAGGAGTAAGGAACATCCATGATCAAGAAAGTTTTTTGTTTTTTGGGTTTTCATAAATTCATGTTTTTTAAATCATCAGGAAAGCTAGTGGGGATACAGTTTAGTCATACATTATTTAAGTGTCGCTATTGTTATAAAGAGAAAACTAGATGGAACGACATCCGATAAAACCGGTAGATAATCGGAATCCCGATGGAACATTTGGTCCCAATAATAATGCCAATCCAAACGGGAGACCAAAAGGCAAAACTCTTAAAGAATGGATGAGAGAGAAGCTTTTGACTATGACCGAAGAGCAGCGTGAAGAATTTTTAAAAGATATTCCTAAAGATTTACAGTGGCGCATGGCGGAAGGAAATCCTAAACAAGATACTGAACATTCGGGGAGCGTGGATTCAACCGTAACGGTTATAAAATATGCCAAAGGAGATAACCCTACCACATCTATACCAACCGAGAAGCTACCAGATTCCTCTGTGGGAGGCGTTTGATAAAGGATACGACAGATTAGTCCAGCTTTGGCATCGTAGAAGCGGCAAAGATTTAACAGATATCAATTTAGTAGCCAGAGAGATGTGGGAAAAGGTAGGGAATTATTATTATACGTTTCCCACCTATTCACAGGGCAAGAAAGCTTTGTGGGAAGGCCGTGGTAAAGACGGAGTAAAATATCTAGACCATTTCCCCAAAGAATTACTGGATGGCAAGCCGAACGACACTGAGATGAAGATTAAGTACAAGAACGGCTCTTTGTTTCAGGTTATCGGAGTGGAGGATGCTGATAAGATTGTGGGAACCAATCCACGGGGCATTGTGTTTTCAGAATATAGCCTCCAGAATCCGAAGGCCTGGGAATATATGCGGCCTATTTTAGCCGAAAACAAAGGCTGGGCTATCTTCAATTTCACTCCCAGAGGCAAGAATCATGGCTATAATCTGTTTGAAATGGCTAGGACCAATCCCAAGTGGTGGGTTTCTAAGCTTACCGTTGATGATACGAATGTTTTAACCAAGGAAGACATTGAAGAAGAACGAAAGGCTGGCATGACTGAGGATTTAATCCAACAAGAGTTCTACTGCTCTTTCATTTCAGCCATTATAGGCTCAATTTACTGGAAGGAAGTTAACGATGCTGAACTTAATAATCAGTTTACCGATGTGGCCTATGATCCGCGCCTCTTGGTCCATACCGTCTGGGATTTAGGAAAGAACGACACCAACTGCATAGGCTTTTACCAGAGCAATGGATTGACCGTAAGGAAGATTGATTACTTATCGGGGAATGGTAAAGGCTTACCAGATTGGATTAAGCTGGTCAAAGAAAAGCCATATAACTTTGGAAAGCACTTTGCCCCGCACGATATTGCGGTGAGTGATTATTCTTTAACGGGTAATCAGTCACGTTTAGAAGTGGCAAAAGATCTGGGAATTGAATTCACTATCGTACCAAGATTATCAATCCAAGATAGGATTGATGCTGGTAAAAGATTTTTTAAAAAGCTTTATGTTGATAAAACAAAATGTGCAGAGTTTTTAGAAGCCATACCACAGTATACGAGAGAATACGATGAAGAACGCAAGATTTTTAAAGATATACCATTGCATGACTGGACTTCCCATTATGCTGATGAACATGGGTACGCTTCGTTGGTAGAAACTTTATTTGTTAACGATGTAGAAGTAAATGAAGCCGAGAAAGCCGACAGGTTGCTATCACGACTTAAAAACACAAAAACGCAAACAAGGTAATGCTTAATAAGACTTCTTCATTTTATAAGCCAAAACAGATAGACTTTACGGTCATGGGACTGGAGGTTAGCAAGTCTGAATTTCTTAACTGGTGCATGGAGAATATAGAGAATTTAGAGTTTATTAGGGAATGTAAGACATTGGAGAAAGCTTCCCAGGCCTCCGTATTGCACGCAGATCACCTGAAAATGATACAAAAAATTGAGGATGTAGTTATTCACAAGCGTACATCTTGACAAGTGGGTTGGTTTAGCAGTACGATTAAGGTGAGTACAATTTAAATATATTTTTCGCCTAACCGAAACCAAAGGGGGGCTCAGCAATGAGCCTCTTTTTTTGTGTATACAAACATGGAAAACAGACCAACACTCAAGGACCCGGCAGAATGGGCGATCATCCGAAGTATGTATTTTGATGACAGTAATGGATTTCAGGAAGAGATTGACCCAGAGGAACGCCTTGAGCGCATGAATTCACGCCAACATAACAAAAGTTCAAGATGAAGATACAACAAGAGCTAGAAATCATCAAAACCAACTACGACAAGACCATCCAACTAGTTTCTGGTGGTGGTTCTACGGTAGTGGGACAGCAAAGTTCAGCACCATTACTTTTTAACCAAAAAGGACTCATCAATATGATTGAGTTCTATACCAACAGCAAATACCTTAATGGCCAACTGGATGAACTGGGACGTGAGAAGCCATTTTTTAACATTCTTAACGGCATTTGCGATGTAGAAAACGCCGCCAAGGATTTAGATACCAAAGACATTACGGTTACCTCTGACGATGGGAACCATTACTTAGAAGCCTACCTTCTCTCAAAAGACATCCAAGTATGGATGAAACAAGTGAATTTCGCCAAGACTTTGAATGAGATTCGCGATGCCGATACGCGGTATGGCTCTGTGTTAGCTAAAAAGGTTCTGAAAGAGAAAGACGGCAAAAAGATTTTGCAAATTGAGCTCCCCGAATGGAAGAATATGATCACCGACCAAGTGGATATTTTGCAAGGAGCTAAAGTAGAACTACATTTTTTAACTGCCAGCCAGTTAATAAAAATGACTGAATGGAAGAACATAGACGAAGTTTTAGAGAAACTGAAAGACCAAGGCTCAAACAAGCGCGTTCCGATTTACGAGGTGCGAGGGAATTTTCCAAAGAGTGTTATTAAGCAGGTTGAGAATGAGTATGCAGGAGGGAAAAATAAGATTACCGCCAAGGATAAAAAGACCTATTCAGACCAGCTTTACTATATTGCTGGAAGCCCGGTAGATAGCGGCCGCAACAACTTTTTAGACACGCTCTGTGTTCTTTACTGGGAAGAAGATACCGAGCCAGTTTACAAATACAAAGCCCGTAAAAAGCGTGCAGGCAGGGATTTTGGGGTAGGGGTGTTTGAAGAAGGCGAGGAAGCCCAGGTAAATACCAATGCCGCTGTATTAGCCCAATACAGGGCCATGGAATACACCAGCAAGGTGATCGGGCAGTCTGCTTCAAAGAAATTGAAGGGAAGGAACCTTTTGACCGAAACTGATGATGGAATGATTTTAGAGCATGAAGATGGTAAACCCGTCACTTCACTCAATCTTTTGCCAGCAGGGGGATTGCAACAGTATAACAATTTGATTGTTCAGTGGAATAACCAACTAGAAAAAACTACTTCGGCTTATGCTGCCCAACGTGGTGAACAGCCCCCAAGTGGCACTCCTTACCGACTTGAAGCCACGATTATCAACCAGTCTAACAGTGTGTTTGTGAACCTCTTAGAGGACTTAGGAATCTTTGTAGGGGAATTGTTCAACGACTGGATTATGCCTTACTTGGCTTCACAGATGAACCAAGAGCATATTTTAGCTTATGAGTTCAGTGCTGAAGAGTTGAAAGAAATTGATAAGAACTTCTCTATCCGGAATGCTAACCAAAAAGCCGCCGAGTTAATGTTGCAAGGCAAGATTGTAACCCAAGAGCAATATGATGCTTTCTTACATCAAGCCGATTCCTTCATTAAAGGAACCAAAGGCCAGAGGTTTATCCAAATCCCCAAGAATTTCTACAAGAATTTAAAAGCGAAGGTAACGGTAAATATCACCGGGGAACAAAAGAACAAAGCAGCAGTTTTGGAGAGCTTAAACAGCGTGCTGGTGACTTACATGAACGCTTTAAAGAGTGGAATTAATCTAGGCCAGGATCCGGTGTTTACCCTTTTGTTGAACGAAATTATTGAAACCTCTGGTGCAGGAATCAGCCCGGTAGCGATTACTTCTGCTATTAGCGAGAACAGCACCAAGCAACAGGCCATGGCAGCACAACAGCCAGCAGCCCAGCCTGAACCATTATCATTAACTGCAAACGCCAATGGCAACACTTAGAACATACCAGGACCTACTGAATCTAAAATGTGGAACTGTAGGATGGCTTCCAAAAGATTGTTTGATTTTATTAGCCCGACAAACGGGAAGAGTGTCATCTACTTGGGCGGGAACAGAACAAGAAGCAGCCAATGTGTACGCCAATACCAGTGGTTTATCAATACAAAATGCCCTTAATTCAAAAGCAGGTACCGTGGGATGGCAATTACAAGATGTAGCGGCAATTTTATGAAAGAACCAAAACCTTTATTTGAATTTTGGAAAGATACGGCCACCAAAGACAATGTCAAAAACTATCTAATTCAGTTTTTCCAAGAAGAAGCGGTGCGAAGGTTAATGAACAGGGAAGATGCCGTAGCTCTAGCTGATGCCACGGATCTGGTGCAAAAAGCATTTGAAAACATGGATATATTATTCCAACCAAAGGTCACCAAAAAATTACCAATAAACGAAGCGCGATAAAGTTATGAACATTCCAAAGTATCCTAATTTATCCCAAGTGGGGAAGATGAATAAAAACAATAAGGTATTCTCTCCCACTGGGGCGAGGATATACAACGCAGGCCAACGGGGAGTGACTGCAAAGCCGTTTAGCAAAGAATGGACCAACCAAGTGGATGATAATGTCAGCAAGTTAATGACCGTCGGTAGCTACAAAAAAGGCGGCATTGTGAAAAAGACAGGATTAGCCTTGGTACACAAGGGAGAGCTGATTATCCCTGCTGACAAGGTGAAAAGTTACCACAAGAAAAAAGGGAAAGGGTTTTGGGACGAAGCTACCGGGGGAAGGATGTAGTCGCCACTTATTGCTCATCTTACGAGGTGGGCATCATAGTGGGGAATACCCACAAGCTCGCAGGTAAGCATATTCCTGCATTAAACGCTCGCCAGTAAGCATATTCTGGTAACAATCTATGGATGAAGAAATCCAAGACGACGCTGCAGTCAAAGATGCAGAGGATAAGGAAGGTGCCAATACCAACGAAGACGGCCAAGAGGATGCTGTAGCCTTAAAAGAAAAGTTAGAAGCTGCCGAAAAGGCAAAATCTCAACTTACTGCCAGGGCAAAAAAGGCTGAAGAAGAACTCAAAACCTTAAAAGCCAAGCCTCAAGAAACTAATAATGACCCACAGTTTCAAGATGAACTAAAATTAGTGGCTCGCGGCTTATCAGACGAAGAGATTGAGCAGGCCAAAGTAATTGCCAGGGGAAAAGGTATCGCCTTAACCGAAGCAGTGAAAGACCCTTTGTTCTTAACTTATCAGGCAGACCTGAAAGAGAAAGAACGCAAGGAGAAAGCCAAACTCGGCGCTTCAAAGGGTTCAGGGGAAGGACAAGAAGACGAACCCGAAGTAAAGCCTGGTATGACGCGAGACGAACATCAAGAAAAGTTCAAAAAGATCGTGGGTAAAAAATAATGGCATTTCCAACAACGAGCGAAAGTTCAACAACTTTAGCTCAACTTATCCCTTTGCTTTGGGGAGAAAGAATCAATGATTTTTTCAAATTAAAGCTGATGATTGCTGACTTCTTTACTGACCGCAGTTCAGAATTGGCAAATGGAGGTTCGGCTCTTTACACGCCTAATTTGACCGAAATGAGTGCTAACTCAAAGTCTAACGCTACAGCAGTTACTTTGAACGCTCCAACCGAAACAAAGATTACTTTGACGGTTGACCAATGGTATGAAGTTTCATTCGCCATTGAAGATAAAGAAGCTGCCCAGGTCAAGCATTCATACTACATCCAAGAGAAGTACGCTATGAACGCTGGATACACCATGGCGAAAAAGTTAGAAGTTGCCCTTGCAACCCTCTTTAATGGATTTTCCACCACAGTAGGTTCTTCAACCACTAACTTGGCTGATAGCGATATCCGCGCAGCCATTGCCGCTTTGGAAGTAGTTGGTATTGATACCACTTCCGATGTTGCTTTCTTTGTTACCCCGAACGTGTTCTGGAAACAGATTCAGAACATTGACAAGTTCTCACTGGCTATTAACTCTCCAGTAAACGATCCTACCGCCAAGAGGCCAGCTGGAAGCTTGTACGGCATCCCGGTATATATCTCAAACAACATTCAGTATGTTTCTGGTATCACCGGCCGCTGGAACGCTTTAGCTCATAGGGATGCTTTGCACTTTGCAACTTCTCCATTGGGTTCAGGAGGTTCACAAGCAGGCGATAGGGGAACTACTATGACCGGACGCTATGGAGTACGTGTTCAGTCAAACTACATTCCAGAATACCTTTCAACGGTTACTACTGCAGACTTGCTCTACGGTGTAATTGAAAATAGGGATAACGCTGGAGTAGCGGTATTGAGCCCGGCTTAATAATTAAAGTAAAAGACCATGGCCAATAACTCAATCAATCAGCAATCGCAAAAAGTGCGGACTCAGGCTGAGCAAACACTTTATGGCGATCCGGACACTCGGACGGTTAAGACAAAAGATAGCACCTTTAAAACGGTACCAGCTAACTATGTCTTATACGACGAAGAGAGTTATACCTAGCAATTAATTAGTAATTGTTTACTCCTACTCAATTCAGATTGCGAGATAGGAGTAAATCTGAAAACAATTATGCCAGTAGTAATGGGAGCAAATATAAAAAAAACGAGCGTGCGTATCAACGCCAAAGGGGATGTGGTGCATCCTAAAACAAAGGAGGTGATTGAATCTAACCAAGAGGAAATTCCACAGCCAACGGCAGAGTCCCAAAAAGCCTCTGTATCAAGCGCAAACCCGGCAAGTGGGTCACTATCCATTCTTGAACAGATAGAAGAAGCCAAGAGGAATTTAAAAGCTTTGGAGGAATTAAAAAAGCTAAAGATCGCTGAAAAAAAGAAAGAATTAGAACTTCTTGAACAATGAAAGTCTATTACGTAAATTCAGAACTGCAGGGATGCTACAACGTACGATGCCTTTTTCCTTTACAAGCAAATGGCTGGGATGGAGATAGGACGACTTTGAATCCCAACCAAATGACGCCTGAAAACAAAGCCAAGGCCGTTTTAGATGCCGACATTGTGGTATTTCACCGCCCAGAAAGGAAAGAAAAGCTGGAAATGGCCAGAATGCTAAAGAAACAAGGCAAAAAAATTGTTTTTGATAATGATGATACCTACAAGGATCATGGTGGCTTCAAATTTAACGAATACATGAATGAGCAGATGCTCAAAAGGGGACTGGGAGTCTTAAATGAAAACGTAGACGCATTCTTAAAAGAAGCTGATTTAGTGACTTGCTCCACAGAATTTCTCAAAAAAGAATATGAAGCCATAAATCCAAATACTATTGTTTTACACAACACAGTTGATCCGTTTTATTGGCCTGACGAAATTTTAAAAAACGAAACTGACGTAGTGCGTATTGGCATTACCGGCAGTGTGGCTATGACTGCTGATATGGAAGTCTTAAAGCCCATTGTAGAGCATTACCAGAACGACCCACGGGTAAGAATAGTACTTTTGTCGGTTCCCACGCCTTCCAATAATGAGATTTATCGCCAGCTATACGTAGACGAATACGATTGGCTTAGCAAAATCAATATTGAATGGCATCCTCTTACTTCAGCCCACGAATACTACGAAAAGTTGAACGAGCTAAAGCTAGATATGGTGATTATTCCCCGTTACGACAGCCTTTTTAACCGATGCAAGAGCAATTTGAAGTTTTTGGAGAACTCAATGCTTAAAATCGCCACTATTGCCCAAAGCTTTCCGACTAAGGACAGTCCCTATGAGCAAAATCCAGAAGACCAGAAACATTTATTGCTGGCAACTGACACCGCAAGCTGGATTGATCAGATTGAAAAACTGATCAACGACAAAGAATACCGTAGGGCGCTAGGAAAACAAGCCCATGAGTACGTTCTTGAAAACTATAACATTAATAATAAGGCTCACCTTTGGCAGGAAGCCTATGAATCCTTACTTAAATGAGCTATCCCCGAACCGTAAAACTAGAGAGTGAAAAATTGAAGAAATTGCTTTTAGAAAAGTCTGATTTCATTACCAAAGGGAGGGCAAAATCAGAAGAGATTGAAGCATTAGAAAAAGAGCTCACCGAAATCGATTTAAAGCTCCAAGAAGAAGAAAAGAAAGTGGATATTAGCGACTTGCACGAAAAAGAAAAATCCCTCACTGAAAGGGTAAGCCAGTGTGTAGAAGAAATGAACCTTATTAAAAAGGAGATTTATGACCGAATGAAAGCCCAGGTGCCTTCTGAGCTTCACGATAAATATGATGAGATTAAAAAGAAAAAGGAAGAATTAGAGGGAGAACGGAATAAAATAGCCATAAAAGCCCAGAAATACAATGACAAGATTATTCCTTTATCTAGAAAGCTGATGAAGCCTTTGCTAGAAGACAGTTATGAAGACTACGAATCCATAAAGTTTGAAAATGGGGAGATTGTAGCTACCATTTTTAACCATTTAGAGGATTTCAAAACTAATTTCGCCAAGAAGAACCAATGACTATTACCGAGATCTTAGATCAGATTCAACAGCACACCAATACTCAGAATAACACTACGAGCAGTTTTACGACTGTCCAAAAAACTTTAGCTATCAATAACACCTTGAACATATTTATGCTCAAGGCCATTGCAGCAGAAGGAAAATGGCAGGTGGATGATTCCAACCAATCTGATTATCCGATCATCACCACAGCACTTGTATCAGGCCAACAGGATTATTCTTTCCTGACAGACCAGACAGGAAACCAAATTTTAGATGTTTATAAGGTAAGAATTAAAGATAGCGCAGGTAACTGGACCACGTTGAGGCAAGTGGATTTGCAGACCGGTGATGATAACGATTTAAATTCAACGGTTCAGAGTATCCCTTCAAAATACCGCGTTACCGCCAATGGGATATTTTTAATAGACATCCCCAACTACTCCTTAGCAAACGCTTTAGAAATTTACATCAACCGCACCCCGGTTTATTTCACTTCAGGAGATGTATCCACGGGAACGAAGAAGCCCGGAATCCCTTGGACGCTTCATGAATATTTAGCCATTAGGCCTTCGTATTTTTACTGTTTAGATAAAGGATTGCCCCAAACAGCTGCGCTGGCAAATGAACTAATAAAATTTGAAGGCGATGAAGATAGAGGAATCACCGGATTAATTGAGGGATACTATTCCAAGAGAAATAAAGACGAAAGGACGCAAATCCTCCCAAGGTACCGAAGCTCACGTTAACTAAAAAACTATGGCAGTAACATTCAACATTTATAACCAAACCAAGCTACGCCAATTTAACGGTAATGCCTTGGATTTTGACGGAGGCACCGTGAAGGTAGCTTTGTTCACCAATACCTACACACCGGCTCTGACTGACACTTTATATTCTGGGCTTTCGGGGGAGGTGGCTACTGGAAACGGATACACTACCGGTGGAATTGCTTTAGGTAGTCCTGCTTTTACGGGAACCACCACGGTAGTTTTTGATGCCGATGATTCTACGTGGACGTTCACGGCTTCCAAAACCATGCGCTATGCGGTGATTTATGAAACGGGAACCAGCAGGGTGATCGCTTATGTGGATTTTGGTTCAGACCAGACATCTTCAGCTACGTTTACTTTAACTTGGAACGCCAGTGGAATATTTAATATAACCAGCAGTTAACATGCCAGCAACAGTTTGGGCATTAGTTATAGGCGGTGGGGGTGGAGGAGGTGCCACTTCCAACAATGAACAAGTTGGAGCTTCTGGCGGCGGAGCCGGAGGCTATCTTGAAGACCTTACCCATACTGTTACCCAGCAGGCATATTCAATCACTGTTGGAAGTGGCGGAGCCGGAGCCACTACTGACACAGGAGTGGGGGTAAGTGGAGGTAATTCGGTCTTTGACAGCTTAACGGCGGTAGGCGGAGGCGGTGGTGCTAATAAAAACAACGGTGGAGCTAACGGAGGTTCAGGAGGAGGTGGAACCCAAAGTGGCAGTCCTGGAAATGGAACTGCAAGCCAAGGAAACAATGGTGGAGCTTATAGCGGTGCAAACGCAGGCGGAGGCGGTGGGGGATCTGGGGCAGCAGGCTCTGCAGGTTCAGGTGGAAACGGTGGCAATGGGGGAGCCGGAACTTCAAGTTCTATTTCTGGTTCTTCAGTGCAACGCGCAGGTGGCGGCGGAGCCGGAGATGGCGCGGGTGGAACTACGGGAGGTACGGCTTCTGGCGGCGGAGGGGCAGGAGGTTCGGGAAACGCCAATGGCTCTAGCGCAACCGCCAATACCGGAGGAGGCGGTGGGGGAGCCGGAACTAACAACGGTTCCAGTGGCCAAAAAACTGGAGGGGCAGGAGGAAGCGGTGTAGTGATTATTGCTTATAAGACCGATGGAAGCGATGGAGTTTCCACTTCTTCTACGGGAGGAACTATTACCACTTCGGGAGCCTATACCATCCATACCTTTACTTCAAACGGCACCTTTACCTGTGTATTAGGGAACGTAACCATTTCTGTGCCATTGGCAACCCTTAACATCCAGGCTCTTGTTCCTACAGTAAAGCAAATTATTTCTGTGCCATTGGCAACCCTTAACATCCAGGCTCTTGTTCCTACAATACGGATTATAGGATCTGTTATTACCAATTTAGCCAAAAGCAGCACTTCTTCTATGACAAACATTATCAAGCATGCCAGCAGCGTTGTAAACCAAGCCAAAAATGCAGTTTCAACATGGGTAAATAGAACAAAAAGTTAATGCCACTAGCCAAACAAAACAAATTTGATGGGGGACACGCAGAAGACTTAAGGACTTTTGCTACTGATGAATCTGAATACTCAAAGAATTTTGATATTTTTACTAACCCCCATAAGCTCATCCCTTATCCTGATTCAGTTGCTGAAACTGTGGTAGGAACCATGGACGATATTGAGCTTGATTTTGTTGAATATTCTTTGATCGCAGGAACTTATTACTTAACCGCCAGCGGGTATAAGGCAGGAGGTTCTTCAGTGGCTGAATTTTTTACCAAAGATGCAACAGATAGTTCTTCTGGGTTTAACCCGCAGGCAGATGGTCCAGCTGGGGTATATCAGAAAGGCAGCGCGGTGGTTTACAAGGATAAATACTTTGCTTTGAGCCTTTCTGGGACTACATGGACTTTGATTCGGTACGACAGCGGAGGTGTAGTTACAAACATAGATACCGTGACAAGCGCTGGCGCATCGCCTTTTGTACGGCCTTTTGTTCATCCAGAGGATAATGTTCTTTACGGTATCATTGGGACGACTATTTTTAGCTGGGATGGAACGACTTTCACTAAAAGCACAACTCTAATCCCAGCAGGTAAGCAGCCGGTTTCTATGACTGATTACGGAACTTATCTTGCCATTGCAATGAAACCACTACGGGGTACAGGGAACTCAGTAGTTTACTTGTGGGGCAGGGATATGACCTTAAATACTTTCCAGCAAGCATTAGATTTTGGAGAAGGCTCAATTAACATTTTAGAAAACTTAAACAATGATCTTATCGGGGTAATGCAGTCCCACAAGGTTTCTGTTACCGGATATGAACCAAGTGTTAGTTATTTGATTGTCAAAGTATATTCTGGCGGCCAAATCCAAACTATACGGCAACTTTCAATTTCCACATCATTAATCGCAACTTTTTTGAAGTTGAAGAATAGGAATAGATTATATTTTGGATTCGCCGGAGATGATTGCGTATACACGGTAGGACAAAACAAAGAAGGAAGATATATCATTGCCAAGGAACGATACCTATTGAATGGCACTACCGCAGTAGTTTTCCAGGGATTGGCCATGATAGGGGACATTCTATGGACTGGAGTTTCTGCAATAGGAACGTACGTTTTTATGCGCACCAAAACAACCGCCACATATGCCAACACGAGTGTGTATAAAACCACTATTAACCCGGATATGCCTATTGATGATAGGGGGAAAATGAAACAGTTAAAGGCGTTTAGGATCTATTACACTGGAAAAAGCAGCGGAACTATTACTGTAAAGTATGCGGTTGATACGTCCACTATGACTTCTATATTAAGTGAAACCACCGCAGCAGCAGAAGAAATGAAACAAACCACCATGCAAGTTGACGGATTGGCATTTACCGCAGGCAGGGAGATACAGTTCCAACTAGAAAGCACCGGGGGAGTGGAGATCAAATACTATGAATACGAATATGACTTTTTGAACCAATGAGCAATGAGGAATTAAAAAAACAAATAGATAGCGTCCAGAACCAGCTTAACCAACTGAGAGATGTTTATTACCGGACACATAGTATTACCCAGGACGTTTTTGCAAACCCGGTATATTTCAACAACAATGTGTTTTTTAAAAAAACATGGCTGACGATTGCCTATGCTGCCACGATTTCCTTGGATGTAAGCAAAACTTTGCTCCAAAAAACCACCACGGTAAATGCCACAGGAAACGCCACGATTAACGCTTCTGCCGCAGGACAAGCCGGGCAAGAATTGAAAATTCTAATTACCAACGACGCCACATCAGGAAAAGTTATCACCTTTGGAACAAATTTTAAATCATCAGGAACCCTAACGGGAACCGCAAGCAAATCAGCGTTAATAAGTTTTATCAGCGACGGTGCTAATTGGTACGAACAATTTAGGACTCTAGCCATAACATAATATGCCAACAGATTTTACAAACTATTATCAATCAGTTCTCGCTAACCCCACTGCTACCGCCGCTGCTAGGGCGGAGGCTACTAGCAACTTGGGTTCTAGTGTTATTCCCGCTTCTAATATTGCTCCTGCAACGCCTCTACGGATTACTGCGCCTACGCCAGATACCACTAATTATCCTTCCATTACCGGAGGCGTTACCGATTCCATTATCAACGACTACACCGCCTTAAATAACCAACTTACTGCCTCACAGAATCAACAGAATAAAACGGGAACCGAAATCACTAACTTAATGGAACAGCTGACTGGCCGGACTGCTGATACCGCTGCAGCCAATGAAACAGCGGGAGTAAATACCGAAACAGCCAATCTGAACCGCTATGTCCAACAATTAGCTGATTTAAACGCCAAGGCTTCTTCTCTGAACAGGGAAGCACAAGCAATTCCTATTCAAACCCAAGAAAGAAATGCCAATACCGGTGCAACCGATAGGGGAGTGGCTCCTCAAGATGCCGGGGCATTGCGTTTAAACGCCCTCAAAGCCCTGTCTATTGGCCAACAGTCAGATATTGCCGCGGCAGCCGCTACAGGCTCACAGCTACGCCTGCAAGCTGCCAAAGATAAGGCCCAGCAGATCATTGACCTTAAATACAAGCCTATTGAAGATGCCTTGGCTATTAAAGAGAAACAGTACGAACTGAATAAGGATGTTTTAGCTAGTATTGATAAAAAGCGGACAGAAGCCTTGGGATTGGCGATTGATAAGGAGAAGACGGCCATAGCTGATGCAAAGGAGAAGGCAAAAGATAATTCAGCATTAGCTCACGAATGGGCAAAGAATGCTTTTGATAGCGGTCAGCCAGATATTGCTAGTCAAATTGTTGCTCTTGATCCTTCCAGCAAGACGTTCAATGCCGACTTATCCAAATTACAAGCAAAAATTAAAGTAAGCCCTGATTTTCTCTATAAACAAGCTCAAACGGCAGCATTAAATTCAAAATCAGGGCTTGGGGGTGGAGCTGGAAGTGGTGCTTTAAATGTTGCTAGCAGTGCTGGTATTACTGATACTACCATTTCTTTGGCACAGGCTATTTCAGATGTAGGCATAGATAAAATAGTGGCAGGTATCATTAATAATGAAGGAGGTTCTTTGGCTGGAGTTAAAAATAATCCCGGTAATATGAAATTTGTTGGAGCTCCCGGCCAAACTGATAGTGGAGTTAAGGCTTCTGATGGTGGAACGTATGCAAACTATGCAACATTGGCCGCAGGCAAAAAAGCTATTGCTGATCAAATTCAAATATACGCCAACAAGGGCATGTCTTTCCAAGATGCCCTTAATACTTATACCGGTACTTCTGGTGCTGCCGGAGCTTACACGCCTGGTACAGATGTTACTGTTGATTCATGGGCTCAAAGAATCCAAAACGGCACTGCAAAGATTACTGAGATTCCAGCTTCTCAGGCAGCACTAAGAAACAAAGTTACTGTAGCGCTTCAGGCCATGGGAAATTCAGCAGAAGGCAAACCTACAACCACGGAATTAGGAAAGTCTGCCTTACAAACTGCAAAAAGTCTTTTGAATAAATTTGATGCCGGGAAGGGCACAAGTGCTGTTGGTAAAAGCAGTTTCCTTAATTCTTTTGGATATGGTCTTATTCCCGGAACCGACCGAGCAAACTTTGTCAACGATTTTAATTCGGTTAAAGCTCAACTTTCGTTGGAAGGAGTTAAGTATCTTAAGGGACAAGGTACAGTTTCAGACTCAGAACGAGCATTACTTGCCCAGGCTGTTACGAAGCTTAATCTATCACAGAGTGAACCTGAATTTAGAACTACCTTGAATGAAATAATAAACCGATTACAGGGCAATGTTTCTACAGATCAGGGCACTACATATAATGGAATTACCTTACCGGGAAATAGTTCTTCTAACACTTTTCAAGGGGTAACTTTACCTAACTAATATGCCACTAACACAAACATTAAACGAAACACAATTAAAGCAGAACATAGATGCTCTAATTAAGGCCAATAAAAGCAGGCAAGATGTTCAGGCTTATGTAGATAACTACACAAAAGATGAAACCGGGAATTATATTTTAAAAGGATCCCAAACAGTAGAACCTGTAAAACAAAGCAATCCTGTAGCTCCTGAGCAGACCGCAGCTGCCAGGGTACTGACCGAAGGAATACCCGCTATTCCAGCTCCCTTTAAGGCTGCTCCCGAAGACGGCACCCTTAAAACTGCTTTGAAAACGGCTGGGAACTTACCTACTTCTACAGTTAACGCAGGGACTGGAGCTCTCAATTTCCTGAATCCGGTAAAGAATGTGGTTGATATTGCAAAGCACGTAGGAGAAACCTATCAACAGATCCAGAATTATTCAAAAGAAACGGGAGAAAATCCATTATCTATTCTAGGAAAAGCCCTTACGTCAGGTGGGGATAAACCAGGACAAATGCCTGATATCTATAAAAATGCATTAAAAGCAGTAACTCCGCAATTTTTACAGGATATTTTTAGTGGCAATTTTGAAGCAGCAACAAAACATATCGTAGAACAACCCGTGGAGAATATTGCTCCCCTCGTACTTGTTGCAAGTGGATTAGCTGAAAAAGCAGGGGCCGGAGAACAATTTAATAATGCCATAAGCAAAGTCGCAAGTCCGGTAACCAAAGGAATACCGAAGATTGTTGATACAGTAACGCCAAAGGGAGTTCCAGCTGCTGATCAGTTTAAAGAGGCTACCGGCAAGATATTTCAACCCAAGAATGCCTTTGAAACAAAAACCGCCCAGAAGGTAGCGGCTAATGTTGATTTTAGTGGGTTACCCAAGAAGCCAACGTATGAACAGCTCAAGGACTTTTTGGAAAATAAAGTAAATGAAAAAATATCGGCTGTTGATGCTGAATATCAGAAAGTGGGTGGATCGGCTAAGTTAAAGAATTTACCTAGCACGAAAACAGCGTTATCAGATCTAAAAGAACTTTATACAAAAACTAGAAGCAAGGCTGATGTTAGCAGAATTAGCGGATTAATTAAAAAAGCAAATACAGAAGGCTTAACTCCTGTTGAAATAAATAATATTGCTAAGGAATATGGCAAAGGATTTAAAGCTTTTTCTGATAAAACAGGTCAACCCCTAACTAGTGTAAATTCCAAAGCCTATGAAAATACCAGAACGGCCGTAAAAGATGAGGCACGAAGCTTTTTGAAGGATGAAAGTGCTGTAGCAATGGATAAAAATGCCAGTTCTTTGATTAAAGTAAAAGATATGGCCGATAGAATGGCTACAAAAGTTGAGCAACTTTCTAATCGCATTATGAAAAGAAGCCTTGGGGAAAAGATAGGCAGGGCTTTGGGCATAGTAGGGGATTGGGCAACATTGGGATCAGTAAAGGGTTTTGTCGCTAAGTTATTCCCCTCTAACGTTGGGCTAAAAACGATGAATTCCCTTGATTTAGAATCTGCATTAGGAAAAAACCTCAAGACTATTGAGAAATTAACAAATGCTTCAGATAGTGTAATTTTAGAAACACTTAAGAAATACGCTAAAAAAGTGAACGACCTTCCGAATAAGATGCCTGCTATTAGCACTAGTCGCGAATCCCAGCAATGAACTTATAGAGAAATATGCCTAAACAAAAATCAATGATATACATCGTACCATCTTGGACTCCGTAATCATGGATTACCAAAACTATGCAACCTAAGACAAAGAAAAATATAACAGGGTGATTGATTTTGTACTTAGATAGGCCTTCAAACATATCTTACCGCGATTTATTCAAGACAAATACACAAAACTTGAATCCTAGAGAATGTCGCTTAGTTCATTTAATTAAAAGTAACTGTCTGGCTGGAATAGCCTAGGGGAATATTAAATATAATCCCATCCTGATTAGAGACTTTAACAGAGGTTAGATGAAATACAAATGACCCAGTTCCGGTTAGGGGACGAGAAGCAAAAAAAGATATTCCCGAGTTTAGAGGTAAGGATAATCCAGAGATAATGCCAAAATTTGAACCTTGGCCGCTTACTGTACCTACATGAACTTGAATATCTCCGGTAGAAAAATTAGAAGAAATAATTTCATATCTTACTTCCATAGCAGTGTAAGACCAACTAGAGTTTACTGTAATTTTTCCCAAATAATTGCCAGTTCCTGGTTCAAAGTTAATAACCGGAGGAGTGGTTGGAGCTGGAACATATACTATCGGAGCCGGTGGGACAGGGGGAACTGGAGTAGGAGTTGGTGCAGGTGTCGGCGTAGGAGCCGTATTCTGCGCAATTTGGTTCGTATTTTGGACAATTTGATTAATGATAGTCTGTTGCTGCTGAATAGTGGAGTTCTGACTGTTAAGGGCATTTAACTGCTGCTGTAACAACGCGTTCTGCGCTTGGAGTTGAGAAACTACATCGTTAGTAGTGTTCTGGACTATAGGCGCAGGGGGCGGAGTACCCGTTTCCTGGGTGGAAGCTTCATTGGAACCTTGCAAAGCCAGATTAAGTTCACTGTTTACGGAGGTGCGAGTGAGAACCCCTACATAGCCGGTGGTTGAGATATTATGAGTACTTTGATAGTGCTTTACCGCCGCCAAAGTCAGGGAGAGAAAGTTCCCGGTGGCCGGAGTACCGACGAGATCCCCGTTAGAGATAAGAAATTCTTGAAGCTCACGGACATCATCGTTGTTGCGCATCCCATAATAGAGATTGTGGTCAATTGAGGCCGAAGCGAAAAGAGGTACGAACAGCAACGCCGCAATAGCAATAAGTTTTTTCATAATTTGTATTTTAAGAGCCAGCTAACCTTCAAGAAAACTGGCTCCTAAAAATTGAAGGTTAATAATATCTATATATTACTCCTTAAATCACATATGTCAATAGCCAAGGAAAAACTAACAAAAATACTGGAAAAAGCTTCAAATCTTGAAAAAGGCAAGGAAGTGGCTTTGGCAAAAGAGTTTATTGCCATTGAAAACAATATGGTTAGTTTGCAAGACACGCTAAACACCCTAATAAACGAAGCGAACGAAGACATAACCGTAGAATTGGAAATAATTTGAAAAAGATAACTATAAAAATTGCAGCTGAAGATTTGAAGAAAAAACTCAACCTGAAGGATGGGGGAGTTGGTCCTGTGGGTCCCAAAGGAGATCCTGGTAAATCTATTTTTGGCCCGAAGGGAGATAAAGGAGACCAAGGGCAGCAGGGGATTCCAGGCATGGATGGCCTTAATGGTTTGGATGGTAGGGATGGCTCGCCCGATACCAGGCTCCAAATTGTAGAAAAGATAAACACTGGTTCGGAAAATGATGTAAAGATAAAAGCCACCCAAGTAGAGGGTTTCAACAAATCAATAGACGATGTAGCCCGCATAGATAGAGCTCTCTCTATATTAGATCAAAGGACACAGTTTTTAATAAACAAGCAAACAAGTGCTTCTAGCAGTGGTGTTACCTCCTTCACCAGCCCCAACAACACCTTAACTGTCGGTGGCACAACAAGCCTCACTGCTGATCTCAATCTCTCCCACTCAAATACCTGGCTAGCTGACCAAAAAATCAACGTCAACAGCGCTTCTGCGCTGGTAGTCGAACAGACGGGAGTATTCAATAACACCCTAGTAGTAGATACTTCTACCGGAAGGGTGGGTATTGGTCTGGCCCCCTCAGGAAGCATTTTGCATATTCTTGGAACCCAGCCTGCTACAAATCCTTCAGGGAACGGCACGGGAGCTGATACCGTTACTGTCCAATTGGGTGATGGAGGCAACTCAACCCAAGTGGCGGGAAACCCCACCGGAGGCCTTGGAGCTGCCATAAGTTTCAGTAGCGGTTCTGGGGGAGTGGGTATTAATGGAACCACCCAAAATCGCGGAGCCATTGGAGGGAATATCTCTTTTTCAGCAGGAAGCGGAGGTTCGCCGGGAGGTACAGGCGCGGTACGTGCCACGGGTGCGAACGGAGGAGGTGTTTCGTTTTCTGCCGGATTTGGAGGCGCTACCAGCACGGTTAATGGAAACTCTACAGGAGGAGCAGGAGGTACGATTTCGTTCGTTGGACGTGTAGGCGGAAATGCCTTAGCTTCTGGTGCGCCCACGACCATTACCGGCGGAGCTGGTTCGCCAATTACCTTTGTCGCCGGAGACGGAGGAACTGCCACAGGGGGAGGAACCACCAATACCGCGGGAAATGGCGGTTCGTTGACTTATAGCGCCGGAATTGGAGGGATAGCCAGCGGAGGAGGGACGAACATTCAGGGAAGCAACGGTGGGATTGTTTTTAACATCAACGGTTCAAACGCTTCTGTTGTCCTGGGGGCTTACTCAATTTACAGTGGAGGGACTTTGAGATATCAAGTGAACGCCACCGGACAAGCCTGGTTTGCTGCAACTCCCGTAGCCCAGCAGAGCGGGGATATTGGCACTGCGCTTACCAATTACGGACTAATTACCAGCCCGACACTGGCAGCAGCTTCGTTAACAGGAACCACATTGCCTGCATCCATAGTCAATTCTTCTTTGACTTCGGTAGGTACGATTGTTACGGGAGTATGGCATGGAACTGCTATTGCCAATGCTTTTTTGGCCAATTCCACCATCAGCGGTGTATCTCTGGGAGGAACCTTAGCAGCCTTAACTGCTGGAGATGGTTCGCTAACGTTTTCGGGTTCTTACACGGGAGCCACCGCAAGGACGATTATTCTTAATATGAGTAACGCAAATACCTGGACGAGAACCCAAACTTTCAACGGAGGCGTCGGATATACCTATGTACAGGTGGGTGGAACGTATTCAGTTTTGAGCAGTGATTACACCGTTGACTGCAAGACCGGAACCTTTACCGTTACTTTGCCAAGTGCGGTGGGAATCACTGGACAGGTGTATGAAATTAAAAACAGTGGAACCGGAGTAATTACCGTGGCCACTACTTCTTCCCAGACCATTGATGGGGTTACTACCCAAACATTAGCAGTCCAATACCAAACTATTATCGTCCAAAGCACCGGAAGTGCATGGATAATCCTTTAACATGTCATACCGAACTCCCGTAGCCAATTTAACTTACCAAACTACCGACGGCACCCAGCAAACGGTATTTTCCATTGCCGTTGCTAAAAACAGCGGGCTAGTGGTTACCGTAGAACTGTTCTCAGCCCAGGACGACTATTCAAACGTTTTGTACGGAACCTATACATCGGCTTTTTATCGCACCAATAGCGGAAGCGTTACCAGGGTATTCGGAGGTTCACAGGGATTGATTAAAAACACCTTGAGTTTGTTTCCTGTAGGGGTAACGGTAGATTTGGTAGCAAACACAGGAACCAATGCGATTGATGTGAAAATCACCGGACTGCTGTTAACGACTATCAACCATAGATTAGTAATAACCACTAAAAATATATAACGTGGCTGGATTTCAAAACGGGTTTGAGGTTTTAGACGAAACAACATACACCACGGTTTCTTCAGTTAATGATGACGTGGTTTTGGACGGTTCATTAATGTATGTAACCCCTGCCAACAATAACGATGCTATCACGGGACTAACGGGCGGAATAGCAGGGGCGAGGATTATCATCGTAAACGTTGACCCCACTAACAGCTTGGTGATTAAGCACGACGATGCCGGGTCAACGGCCGAGAATAGAATATTAATATATAACGGGGCTGATGTAACGATACCGCCGTTTGAAGCTTTGGAGCTAGGGTATGCTTCCACAGATTCACGGTGGCATTCAATAAAATCAGCCATTTAATATGTCAGTAGAAATACAAGTGTTAGACGAGTTTAGTGTAGAGAGGACTTCCATGGTGGCCCAGACGGTGGTTTTGGACATCCGGGATTTAATTGCCCAAAAAGAGAGGCTCATGATCCAGCGCGATGCCCTGAGCGCGGAGATTGCACGGGTTGAGACGCAGATAGCCGAATTAAATAACGCCGGGATTGAAACCCCCGAATAAACATGGAGGAAACGGAGACCACAAACAAAGTGCTTGAAACGAAAATTGACGGGTTAAAAGAGCTGACCGATACCCGGTTCAAGAACATTGAGTCTTCTTTGCTGCGGATTGAAACTGCCAATATCGCCTATGCTTTAAAGACGGAAGTGGAAGAAGTGAAGAAGGATTTCACCGCCACCATCAAACGCATGGAAGAAGCCCAGGCCAAACACAACGAAGACGACAAGACCAGTTTCGGAGGGCTTGCAAAAGGCCAACAAGAGGTACGGGACACCTTGTTAAGATGGGGAGCTATCTTGGCAGCGGCGTTATTTGTCCTTTCGTTCCTTTCACCGGTTATTTTAAAATATTGGTTCCATATCGGGTAAGTTGTCCTGGGTTGGTCAAATCCAGATTCGGCCAGCGCGGGGCATCTTACAATTGGAGGTGTGAAGTGATAGTACACACGATTGAGCACAGCGTGCTTGAGGAGGTTCCCGACAAGGAACGCACCCTTAGGCTCTGCAAGCCCATCAAAACCAAGGATGACCTGTGGCAGTTACATGCCATATTATCTGACGCTATTGCGGCGGGGGAAGAACTGGAATTTGAACTATGGGAGGTGGCCTATGGCCCAGAAAAAGCGGCCTAAGAAACCGAAGCTCCGCATTGCCATTAAACACGGCGTATGGACTTCCTGGCTCAAGTTTGTAAAACCATTTCTCGGAAGGAGGTGATTCACATCAGGACAAAGGATTGTCCGCCCCGATAATCACTTCAAAAGCACATCAAATAGCCTGCCCCATCGTCCACCTGCTACCGGTGGCCGTCAGGAGTTCGTGCAGCTCTCCATCAAAGAAAAGCTGCACACAAAAATAACCGCCTTGCGGTGTTTACGGACACTAACGGGCGCTATTATAGGAGGGAGTAGTTCGCCCAGCTACTCTCTCCACCTTTTATGAAAAAACAAAGGCACTATAAAAAGCTTCAGTATATCTACTTGGTAAAATCAATTATGAAAGGAGAGCTTTATCAGTTTGATTGGGCGGATTTTACCGAGCTAAAGGCGATTTATTACAAGGGTAAACTAGTTATTAAATTCTAAACATATGAAATTATACAAACCTATTTTCCCAGCGAGAGATAACGGGTACATCCCCATGTACAAGAACCAGTATCTCCCTAACAGCCGGATCGTTGTAGGCCAGAAGTTCGGGGAGAACCTGAACCCTACCTACGCAGGCATGGGATTAAAGGGCCATAACGGGTTGGATATCCCTTGTAAAGAAGGGACACCGGTATTCGCATCCCATGAGGGAACTGTCGTTAGACTTTCCACCAAGCCTTCTTACGGCCTAGGAATAACCCTACAGCCCGATGATGGCTCGTTCGTAACCATTTACTGGCACTTAAAAGAGATTCTGGTTACGGTGGGGCAGAAGGTGAAAGCTTTTGACTTAATCGGTTTGGCTGACAGTACAGGAAACAGCACTGGAAACCATTTACACTTTGGCTTGTATCCTACCGGAGAACCCAAGAACAACGGTTACGACGGCGCAGTTGACCCGCTGCCATATATCATAGAAAGGCCGAATTTCACGTTTGATAGGAACCTGATGATTGGCATGAGCGGGGAGGATGTTAAGAACTTACAGATCGCCTTAGCTCACGAAGGGTTTCTAGGCCAGGTGGGATTCAAAGGGTTTACGGGAGTATTCGGGCCACAGACGTTTGAAGCGCTTCAAAGGTTCCAACGTAAATATATCATTCCAGTCACGGGATTCTTCGGCCCCGTAAGCAGGACTAAAATGAACGAACTGTATGCCTAAATTTCCTTTCTGGGCGGTAGATATAGCACTTCTATTAGGGGTGATACTCATATGGGCGGTTAGCGAGTTCTTGATAGAAGTCTTCGCAAAGTGGCACGTGAACATAGACATAAAAATGGCATGGGTTGGGGCAGTAATTATCGTAATAGCGTTAGCAAGTTTGGTGGCAAATAAAATAATTAAAATGACACAATGAGCAATTTATTCAAAGTGAGCGCAGAGGACATCAAGAGTGCGTTAGTTACGGTGGGTATTGCCACTGTTGTAGCAGCGGGGATTTACATATTACAGGTTGGAGATGTGTTTTCTATTGATTGGAAGGCACTAGTGAATGCCGTAGTCATTGCAGGAGTAACATCAATCTTAAAAGCGTTAGGAACAACCGAAAAGGGTAAGTTTGCAGGAGTGAAAATCAAATGAGTAAGTTCCATTTTCAGTATGGGTTCTCTTCTTTGTCGGCGCAGCCCTCTTCCCGCCTAGCAGCCTGACCCCGGCCCTGAACCAAGGAGAACCAACCCAACAAGAAAGCGTGCAGCCTACGGTGCCTGAAAAACCACCCCTTACCGATTCTCGTCACTATCTAGGAATATATGTAAGCAAGCAAGGACTAACGGAGGCATTGGAATCTGCGTTCGCTAAATACGGAATTTTAGAACAGTTACCTGTCGCAATCCAAACGATTCAATGCGAGAGCGGGTTTCAAGTGGATCCGTTGCCCCATAATAGTATCAGTTGGGGAGTGGCACAGTTTACGCCGTCCACGTGGAAAGACTACGGTTACGGGGACATTATGAATCCATACGCGCAAATTAATGTGATGGCGATGATGTGGAGTAGGGGATTGCAGGGAAGATGGGACTGTTATACGGGAAAGAGGTAATTAGCCTCTGAACCGGCCACCTAAATTTAAGTTCATACGTTTTCCCTTGTGGAACTATGAGGTAATCTTTAATTTCCGCCTTTAGGCGTGAGGTGGCCGATTTAGCGGCTGATAAAGAAAAGATAAAGTATTTAATTAGGTATTGACAATAATAAGGTATAAACTTAGTATGTGAAACTAATTAATTAACCATTGCACCTAATGGTGCGTCTTCTTGTAGAAGATGTCTGACCAATGGTAAACTTAATCAACGCCCGAGAAAATCGGAAACGGGTATTAAGCCATGGGGTCAGACCTATGGCTTTTACGTTTATGCAGTTTTATCAAGCATTACAGGAATTTAACGAATGGCGGGCGCTTAAAGTTAAAAGAATAGATGGGTATGACCTTGATCTAAGGCAGTTTTGTATCTTTGTTAAGAACAAAAGCATAGAAGATGTCAACATTAACGATGTGACAGAATGGATAGGGTGGTATAAGAATTTAGGGTTTGAGCCATGGACAGTACTCAAAAAAGCTATGGCCTTGCGTAAATTCTTTGAATATTACGGCAGGAGAAAGTATCACGTCTTAGACCATTGGCTCATCCCTATGCCAGCCAAGACCTATAACATGCCCAGGGTTTGCAATGAGGAGAATTACAAGAAGTTATTAAAAGCGATTCCTAAGAACGGCAAGCATAATCATATGCGCAATAGATGCCTTATAAACATCGCGTGGGATACTGGGGCCAGGATAGGAGAAATTGTAGCATTAAATATAGCTGATGTGGATTTACAGAAAAAGACACTGATTATCAAAACTGAAAAAAGTAGAGGTATGCGGCCATTTCGAAAACTTCCTTTTGGTAAAGAAACCAAAACTTCGCTCAAAAAATGGTTAGATGCAAGAAAAAACATAGCATATGATTTAGATGATACAGATGCTTTGTTTATCGGATTGAGGTCAAAATCAGGAATGCAGTGCGTGAGATTGGCCTCGTCCGCCGCCAGCGAGATATTCCGTAAATACTCTAACAAGGCCAATCTTCCCTACATCAATGCCCACTCACTAAGACACCATTTTGGTTCAGATCTGGCAAAACGTGGATTCAATAATTCAGTGATATCTGAGGCACTAGGTCATTCACAGTTAGCCTCATCATACCAATATACACAGATTCAAAATGATGACTTAAATGCCATGTTGCGCAAAAGATTGAGGTAGTACTTGTACTCATATGGGAATTGAGGTAAAGTAAACGCAGTGGATAAAAGATAGCCTTAATAGGCTATTTTTTATTGCACCAACCAAAAACCGCCCGAAGGCGGCCAGTGGTTACTTAGTTAATTGCCTCACCAGTATGATGAGCAAAACTAAGTAGAGCGTGTCGTTTGTCATAGTTTGGATATGACAGCAGATCCATACAACACTTGCGGAGTTATCACTTCCGCATTCCCATCATACCAGATGAATAGGGAACGAGAACAGCCCTTCTAGGGCTGTTTTTGGTTGCAAAAGTTATCCACTTGCAGAAATTTTTGGCGGGTATATAATTAGTCAATTGAATAAAGATTTTGTGCCACATTTTCTCGGAAAAAGGGCAGGGCAACACAAAGTATTATTAACTAATTAGCTAGCGTTTTTAAAACAACAGCAGTAGGGGGTAATACTTGCGGGGTCATTGACTCCGTGAGAACGGGGGAGTGTTTCAAGGTGAAACCACCCACAAGTGTTGCCCTCTGAAGCTGTTGTTTTGTTTTTATAGCCTCTATAGAAGGAATTCTTAGGTCAATTCTTTCTACGGGGGAATTATAAAAAGCCAAACCCTCGAGTGGAGTTGGTCGCCATTGGCGCAAAAAAATCAGACTTTAATGATAGACCCGGAAGAAAGGATTGTAGCGTGTGTCGCCTATATCACGTTGAAAAACGGAAAAAGGCTTTACGCACGGGACAAGGGTTTTAAATGCTTTCCTATTAAAAAGCGTTCAAGCAAAAAGACTACCAAGTTGGCAGTCTAATTGCTAGGTATTTTTACGAAATTGGCACTGTTTCTAGAGCGGTGCCTTTTTCGTTTTCTTTTTCTTTATTTTATTCTATCCAACACCCTTGTCAATGTGGATAAGGGTAGGGTATACACCATACTATCCAATACTCATTAAAAGTCAATGAAAATATAGTTTATCCACACCCCACGCTTGACAGGGTGTTCGGATTCTAATACACTAGTAAATGAACGATATGAACAGAGATACATATGAGAAGAGGGTTGAGGTTGCTTATCAGCAACGCAAGCGCGATCGGAAGAGGCTCCTTGAAGTCAAAAAGCACGTCGAGAAAGCCTGGAAAATTCTTAGTCAAATAAAAGAGATTAAGGTTTAATCCGTTCAGCATACCGAATAGTAACCGACTTTTAGCAATCTGAAAACTATACTTCGCTATTTCTCAGGCTCCTAGATATATGGGAGTACAAGTAGAAAAATAGCGGTAGTACAGTTTTAAAAGACAGCTAAAAGTTAGCTGTCTTTTTTTGTTGTAAAGGCCGAGGCAGCGGGTAACGAAAACATAACATGACACAACACGAATTGGTCATCAAATACATTGAGCAAAAGGGAAGCATCTTGCCAGCTAAAATGGCTGGGTCGGTCTTCTTGGGAGAGATGTTCGGGAGCGAAACTTCCAAGCGGTGCAGGGAATTGAGGAAAAAAGGACTGTTGCGCGGAGAACGGGAGGGGAAATTTGAGCGGTTCTTTTTGAACGACAGCCCTTCGGCCCCGAAAGTGCGCATGATGAAAGTGGAGGGGATGGATAAATTCGTGCCAGTCATCTTAAAAGCATGAACCCAGAACCAACATTCATCCAAGAAACCATCACTGTAATCAGGCCAACTTCTAGCAATCATATTTTCAACGAAGAACGGTACGAGAAGATTGAAAGCTATGACGCCGATGGCGGAAGGGTAGTCTTGTTAAGGGAGAAAAAAGCATGACACCAGAACTTAAAGCAAAACTAGAAGTGGGCAACGAACGGGTACGGGAGCGGTTGAGCAGAGAGTTAGAAGTCAAAATTGTAAAGGTAGCGCTTGCGATTATCGTTGTCGGGATGTTCGCAATAGGGGTGAGGTATTTAATTCAACACGTATGAAAACACAATTTGGGATTTCAATTCTAGCTGATGATTGCAAAGAGGCATTAGCAAAAGTATTGGACTTTGTAGAAAGATGCAACAAACAGGATAAGGAAGTTGAAGTAGCCCATGCACATCATTTGTTAGAGGGTTTACTAAGTGAAGAAAACTAATATGCAAAAAGCAATTAACAAGAAGTTCGCACGAGATCCCTATGACCGCGTGAAAGAAGGTTACTGCAAGCGTTGT